CATGACGTATGCGGCGCGCTCGGCGGACCTAACCTCATATCCGTGAACCATGCCCCGCCCGGTTTTTGACACTCGAGCGTGTGCGTCAGCGGGCCGATGACCCAATCGCCGTCCGCTTGACTGTTGAGCGTCTTGGGCAACGATGCATCGATTATCACGTCACTACCCTGGATCGTCAGCGGCCCATTCATGCGATACGCCGGATTGAAATACGACCGGACGTTGATGTACCCGTTGCCCAAGACTTCGGGATAACCATTCAATCCTGACGACGGTGTCAGCGTAAATTTAGTAAGATTCTGTCGCGGCACGCCGGCCGGCGAGATGACCAATAGATTCGGTGTGGCCGGTTCAATCGCGTAGTAGATTCCCGCATCACTACAAACGGTACGCAACTGATCGGCGAGCGATCCGGAATAAACCGCACCCGTGAGTGTGCCCGTCACGCCATCGTTCTCGAACGCAAGGCCCATTTTCGACGCTATGCCGCTCACGATATCGGAGACATTCGCGACGCCCGGGAATGATATCGGCGTGGCCGGCGCCAATTGATCTAGACCCAACGACACGGCCTGCACGTATAGGTATACGTCCGGCACGCTCGAATAATCAGGGCCGGCTTGAATTATCTGACCGGAGAATACGAACGTGAAACCGTCGCCGCTGTCAGCTTCAATCTGTACGATGTTCCGCTGATACTGCGGCTTGCCCACGAGAACCTGTGTCACGGCCAACGCGTTCATGTCTTGCTGGGCGAGCCCGTAGATTCGAAGCGATGCCTCGGGGAACGCGGGGATGCCTGCGCCTCGGATCACAGCGGACATACGCAGGCCGGATACCTGGAGCTTATTCGCTGATGTTCCCGGGAACACGGCATTGCTGCCCGCCAGCGTGAATGTCACCCTGAGATTTTTTACCGTGTAGGTATTAGAGGGCGGCAATGTCCGATGCCTCAAGATATAGCAACACGAATTGTGCGCCGAGCCCCGTGTAGTACGGCGGCGCCCCGTTGAACGTGGGCGGCCCGCCCTCGGTCGCGGTCGTATCCAAGAACATGAAATCACCGACCACGCCGAGATACTCACGATCCTGCAATAGCAGTGTCCGGTCGAGACAACGGACAGTGTTCACTATCGGCACGCCGCCCACGATCAAGTCAAAAAATAGCCCGGCTGCGACCCCGTATTCATCAACGATCGGCTGTTTTTGGTAGACGGCAATCTGACAGCTCTGTCCGTCGAGTACGATGCTAAGCGTCTGCGATGCAACTGCACTTAGAGGTATTTGCAACATGGGGCTAACCTGTCGGCACGGGCGGCGTGATGGCGGCAGCTGCCGATTTTTGCACGGCCGTCGTCGGCGTCTGTGCTTGCGTCAAACCCTGATTCGCGACGGGTAGCGCGCTAGGTTCCTTCGCGTTGGGAGTCGCGCCCGCGGTCGTTCCGTATTGCGCCGAGATCGGCACGATTTCGATGAAGTATAATTCAACGTCGATGTAGTTGGCGTGCGCCACGCCGCGGCGGGACATTTCCGCGCGGGTCACGCTGACGTTAACATATGATTTCTCGGGAGTGCGGATCGTGTACAAGTTTATGTTCTTCTGATCCACGATCGCGTCAATTTCCTGCAGGAACCGCGTACGCGCCGAGAGGCCGTCGCCGTTCGCGCTACCCTTGCTGAGCATTACCGATTCTTCGGACGGCAGTCCTACGCGATTGTAGGTCGCGAATTGGCCTTGCTGAATCGGGAAATTAGGTATGCGGTTTTCCTTCCGCCAGCCGAAATCCTGGACGCTGTCCGCGTTCACCACGATATTGTTGTTGTCATCGAATACGCCCCACACGGGCGCCGACTGCGTGGCCTGCCACAATACTGAAGGTTCGGCCGCAAACCCGAGAACGGGCGGCGCAAGCGCTTCAATGAGCAACGATCGGGCCAGTTGCGGAACACCCGGCAGTGATGCCACGTTTGGGAACGGCGGCAACGGAACGGTGATCGGAATACCGAGTCCGGCGCCCCAGCCCTGTATGATGAGTGATACGCTCACGACTGCCCCGTATCGGCCTGCGAAACCGAGAACTTACGTTGAATCGCCGCCGGTACCTGATCGGCCACGGACCGCGGATCAGCGCTCGAGGAGTGTACGTTGATCTCACCGACTGATACGGTTGTCGTACTTCCGCCAATAGCGGGCGCAGCACGCGAGGCGCTCGGGCCGCTCTCATGCGTGGATATCGCGAGCGCCAGTTGTTTGATGTCGGCCTCAGTCAATTCGTTCTTGCCTAGCCGTTTCCGTACGTCAGCGATGTACGCCGGTATGTTGTTGCGGACGTTGTCGCCGCCCTCGTAAGCGTCAATGATGGCGTCCACAGTCCGCAAACCGCGTTGCATCTTGATTGCGAGATCGCGCTCGAGCGCCGCGGCGCCCTCTTCAGGAGTCGCATAGCGGCGTTCGTTGCCTTTGGCGTCGAGGATATTTCCCGGGTTGTTGAAGCGGGCGGCCTTGGTTCCGGCTGGGGGAATGTACCGCCCCGTCGTGTCCGCCGATGGATTTACCGCGGGCGTGGCTGGGCCGCCCTGCGTTGCACCCGGTGCTGCCTTCGCTCCATGAGTCGGGTCGAGTATGTCCAGCCCTTTACCGTAGAGCTTGAACATGAAATCAAAATATTTGCCAATCGCCGAATCGTTGACGACCTTAGCCCAATAATTGATTGAATCGCCGAGCGCGCCGAAGATGCTACCGATGACTCGCATCGTCTGCGAGATCCGGTCGAGGCCGCCCGTCTCCTTGAACTTGTCCATAAGATTCGTAGCGGCCGTAAACGCCCCCTGAATCGCTGGCGTTACTGCCGTCAGAATTTTCTGTCCTGCGGCCTCGATCTGTGTGCCGATATTGCGCCAATACTCTTGGAGTCGCTGAGCATCGGCCACACTCTGTTCCGTGACACTGTTGTTTCGCTCGGCCAATCGTAATTGATCCTGGCGCAACTCTTTGGATTGTGTCAGGTAGTTGATTTCGCCTTGAGACAGACCGGCTTGCTTGAGCGCGAAATTCTGATACTGCCGGCCATAGACCGCAGTCTTGTCAGCAAGCTCCTCGAATACCTCACCTTGATTCCGTAGTTTGCCGGTCGAATCCTTAAGATTGACGCCGTACTGCATCAACGTATTGATGAGTGGCGACGCCTGCCCAGTCACGAAGAATTTTTGCGCTTCGTCAGTCAGCTGCGAGAATGCTGCCTGTACGTCACTTGCGTCACTGCCTGCGAGCTTGGCGGCGTTGCCCCATTTGTTCAACTCGTGAGCCGACATGCCGATATTGGCGGCCGTGCGTCCGAGCGCTGCTTCGCCGCTGTTTAGATTCGACAGGAACTTGCCGAACCCGGACACAGACTCGAACCCAAGGAATAGGCCCGCGATCGTGCGGCCAACCTCGGTCAATGACTTCGTGATTTGGTCGGCCGACTCTTTCGCTTTGCGCGCGGTTTCGCTCGTCTCTTTTTCGGCTGTCTCGCGGCCCTTTTTGAATTGGCTGGCGTCAAGGCCGAGGAGAACGACGAGGGAGTCTATTACGGTCGAGGCCATTACTTATCCTGCGAGAGTATGCGTCGGTTGTATCCGTCGACCGCGATGACCTCGCAGAGATTGAACAAGTCACCTACACCATACACCGACTGCAGCTCGCATAGCGTGGCCTTGTTTTCTGATATTACCACGCCAATCATCGGGGGTAAATTCACGTAGTCGATCAGGCCGCTGGCGCGCGCCGCTGGGAGCGGCCCATACTCAGGCATCAAACGGCCGCGGAAAAACCCGTGTGGAGCTTTATCAGCGCCTTTTGCAATAAGAGGAACGTCTTGATCTCCTCCACTACGCAGTTCGGGCCGGGCCGGATCGGTTGCGCGGGGTGCTTCGGATCGTGCTGGTAGGCGGCCTGCGCAAGCATCTCGTCGAGGAGGGGTTTCAGCGCCGCGTGGGGCGCCTGTAGAAGGGCTGTGAGGCCGAACCCGGCAAGTCCTGCCATTCCGGTCTGCGTGGCGCCGTCAGGCAGCTGTACGCCGCTGGCGGCCAACGCGAGGAGTGCCCGCAGAGCCCAATCCTGCCCGCTATAGGCGTCCATCTCAGTCAAGACGAAAGTCTTGCCGTTGTCGCGTTCGCCGGGCGCTTCGGACCGCGTGCCGGGGATCACGAGCTTTTCAGTTCGTCGCATGTTAACTCCTCGGCGTGGTGGTGCCGTTTCAATTGGCGTGCCCCCGAGGTTTGACCCTCGCTACATCAGGCCGCGGACCGATCCGCGACAGAGCACAAAACTAGACGTTAGAAACCTGGACGAGTTCCCACGTGATCTCATATTCCTGCGCCTCGAACAGTTTCTTGGCGGCCGGGACGGGGCTGTACTCGGTCAGCGAACCGTTCGAGCACGCCCACGCTTTGCCGAGCGACGGTGCCCAGATGGAACCTTCAGACGCCGGCAAGTCATCGTTCACGGCTGCTATGGCGCCATTCCACTGGTCGAAAATATCAATCGCGGGACTGTCCGGCATCAGGTGAACTTTCATGACCACGAGATACGGCGTGCGACCTGAAGATTTCTTCGCGTCAACGCCCTGCTTGGCCTCGGTCGGCTTGACGTTCGCCGTGCCGAACGCGTCGTCGACCGCGTAGCCTTGGAGGATGACAGGCCCGGAAAATACCCCTGGAATCGTGAGGGTAAATTCGCTGTTCGCTGATGTAATGAAACGTGCCATGTGTCATGCCCCTTAGAGAACGTCGACCGACGACATGCTGATTTGCTGCACGCTGCCGCCATCGGTGTAGTAGAAATTGATCGTCGGCGTACCACGCCCGCCGCGCACTATCGCGCCCGGGTCAAGGATCTGCAGGTACCATCCGGTGTTCTGAATCGTGGCCGTTGCGCTCGAGTCGCCCGTCGCGTTGTTGAGCGCTGCGGACTGAGCCGCGGACAGCTGCACGTTCGCGACGATGCTGCCGAAGTTCAAGCCGGCTTTGATGGGGCCGAGCAGCGCCGAGCGGATCAGGTTGTATCCACGCGTCACGTAGGGTACGGCCGGCACGCTCGTCAGCAGCGTAATCAGTGCGAGCTGAAATTGCGAGTTCAAGAAAATTTGGTCAATGTAGGTATCGAACCATTTGAACGCGCCCGAGATCTGGCCCGGCGCGGCATACGTGAACTGCTGATTGGCCGTCGCGACCGCAAGATATGCGTTGTAGCCGTTCGCCTTGAGGTTCTCGTAAACCGTGTCGTTGGTCACCTGAGCGGCGAGCCCCGCTTGGTTGCGAAACGCCGCCGTGGTGCGGCCGTTCTGCTGGTTGAAATTCGTTGACGCTGCGATGGCAGTGAAAAACGCGGCGATGACGCCCGATCCGCTGATATCGTACACAGGCATCACACCTGTATCATTGGCAGCATTCACGATATTACCGAACGATCCGGTCGCATTCGGGCTCGTGGTAGGCGTCGCGTCGGAATCCTGCACGACGTACAGATATCGCTGATTGGTCGTCTGGACCCATGCAGCAAACGCCTCTTTGACGGATAACGTCTGTTCGGTCACGGTCATGAACGTGGCCCAATTCTGCGTTGCAGCGACAATCTGCGCCATGACGCCGGCCGGCGTATTCGCGTTCGCGCCCTGCGACAGCACAGCGCCCTCGGCGGCCGTAAGGTCGAGACCCGTGGACAGTGCGCCCGTGGTCGGAAAACCGATTGTAGAGGTCGGGCCGAGCGTTGCCGAGGAGATCACAAACGCATGTCGGAGCGTGTCGTACGTGACAGTCGGCAGCGCCGTAACCGTGGCCGTACCCGTCGAGACGGTCGCGGACGTGTTGACGTTCACGGTGCCGGTGCCGGCGCCGACAGTGTAGGAACCGAACGACGCGATCGTAGCTGGCCCGGAAACGCCGCTGCCGTTCAACACGTCGCCGATGGCGAGCGAGCCCGAGACAGTCGAGAGGATATCCACGACCCCGACGGACTGCGATGCCGTACCGGAAAACACGTTACCGGTCGTCTGAAGTCCCGCCTGCAACAGAGTCGCGGCGTTGGTGAAACTCGTCGCGCCGGACAGATTGATTGCCGCGGACGTGACGAGCACGCCATCGACAACCACTGCGAGCGTACCGGATAGGGCATTGAGCTGAGCAAGCGTCAAGTCCGCGACACTGCCGCCGCGCACATAGGCGCCGATGGAAGCGGAATTGAACTGCGCGAAATATAGCGTGCCGGGTAGCACGGTGCAGTTGGTGAAACCTGCGAAATAAACGTTTGCGAGGATCGTTTCCGGCGCCGACGGTCCGAACCAATCCGAGACATCAACCGCGCTTGCAAACGCCTGAGCCGTGCCATACGGGATTGACGGGTCTGACGTGATGTAGACAGCATTCAGGGCGAGCGGATTGCCGCCGGCACTCAGGACGCCCGGGATTACGCTTGCGAAAACCGATGCGGGAATTGAAGGGGGCATGTATTTGGTCCTGTCTCTATGGGGCCGCGGGCGCAAAACCTGTCGGCGTAACGTCAATGATGTCGACCGGCCCGAGGACGGTAGCGTAGTCTTGAGCGGTCGTCGTTACCGGATTGTACTGTATTCGGGCGGTCACAATCCAGCGATCCTCATATTGAAGTTCCGCATTCGTCAGCGGTGCCCGAATCGGATCATCTGCGTAAAGGGGCTGGCACTTCGGCGCGAGCGCCAAACAGCCCACGTTGTCACGCAAGAGCGTCGTCAGGATGTCGGACCAATCGGACGAGGCCGGCCCATAGCAATCGAGCACCACGTCAATCTGCATGCCTTGCTCAGCCGTCACGGGGCCGGGAGCCGGCGGCACGAGGACAGTGCCGGCGAAGTTATCGACGTTCGTGCGTAGCCGTTTCTTGAGCATGCCCGACATAGCCACGAAAGGGCCGAGCGGCATTGCTGTCCGGTTCGGAAATCCTTGTATGACTTGTCCGGGGTTAAGCCCGATCTGCGCCACGATAAATGCCCCGAGCGCCGTGTACACGTCAGTCAACGTATTGACGACGGTTGCCAGTGGAGCACTCATACCGGTGCGTCCTTCTGCAGGCAGATAATGACTTTGCACCATCCGCCGTTCTCGACGTTCCATGGGCCGTCCACGTAGACGACTTTCCAAACCTGCACAGCCTGCCCTTGGAACGGCGCGAATTGTAGGAGATCGCCGCCCTGCGCG